GGCCGTGCGGGGCACGAGGTGGACGTGCAGGTGTCGGACGGTCTGCGTCGCGTGCTCGCCGGCCGAGACGAGCAGGTTCGCGTCGCTGCCGTCCTCGCCCGCCCAGGTCGCCGCGGCGAGCATCGCCTGCGACAGGAGCAGGGGGCCGAGGCCGCGGCGGAAGTCGTGGACGTGCGTGACTGGCACGAAGAGCCGGTGCCCGAGGGTGACCGGGTTGAGCGGCTCGAAGGTCACGACGTCGCGCACGGCCGTCGGCTCGACGGCGCCGTCCTCGATGCGCCGGCAGAAGGGGCAGGAGTCGATGTGGACGGTCACGCCTGCGACCCCTTCCGGGCCTCGTCCGCGGCGGCGATTGCGCGGGCGCGGGCGACATTCGCAGCGCCCCCACCCGGTGCGGACGTGTCGATCCCCAGACGTGCTCGTGCTGCCTGCTCCTCTTCGGGTGTCGGGGTCGTCGCCCCGAGGCGCGTCGGGTCCGCGGCGCCGGCCTTCCGAATCCGCGCGACCTCCTCGTCGACCTGCTTCTGATCCCAGTCGCGATGCGCGGCCTTCACGCCGATCTCGATCGAGAGGAGCTGCGCGCCCTTGAGGGTCGAGAGCACCTGCGCCTCCTTGAGCGGGTCCATCTGCGACTGCTCGGGGAAGCGCACGTCGGGGTCGTCGAGCTCGCCGCCGCCCTTCCCGCGGAAGAGCTGCCCGTCGATCGCCATGCACGCGCCGTAGATCTGCGAGAGCGTCGGCCGGGCGTAGAGGGCCTTCTTGTCGCGGGTGCGCTGCTTCGAGTCCTGCCCGAATGACGCCTCGGTCGCCGTCTTCTGCACGCCCTCCGTCTCGGCGTCGAGTTCGCCGTAGCCGGCCGTGCCGAGCATGCGCTTCCACCACGCGAGCGAGGAGCGCTCGTGCGCCTCGGCGCGGATGTCGAACTGCACCTTCTCGATGGTGTCGCCGAGCTTCGCGCCGTTCGCCATGTTCGGCGCCTGCACCTTGCGGAGGAGCTCCTGCCCGCGGTCGAACGCGAAGCCGCCGTCGTCGTCCGTCTCGAGGTAGGACGTTGGGATCAGGAGCCGGGCGGCCGAGAGGCGGATGTCCTTGATCCACGACGAGTAGATCTCGTCGAGGGTGTCGCCGAGGATCCGCACGGCGGGGGTGAGGTCGGAGCGGCCGGCCTCGGCGAGGTCGCCGTCGCGGCGCCAGGCCTTCGCGGGGGCGTTCAGCCACCATGCGGCCGTCAGCTTCTTCGTGTTCGTGCGGAAGAAGTTCGCCCCGTTCGGGCCGGCCTTCGGGTCGAACTCCGTCGCGATGCCGGCGAGGTACTCCGTCGCGGGGTAGTCGCGTAGCGCGCGCTGCTTCCCGATCTGCTGCTTCGTCCCCTTGAACAGGAGGTGCAGGATCCGGCCCTTCTCGTGCCGCTCGAGGTGGCGCCACACGGTGCCGCCGTCGACGTACTCCGTGAAGAGGGTGAGGGCGATGAGCTTGCCGTTCCGGAACTCGGGGATCACCATGTCGGCGCCGGTCGGCGCGACCCATGCGTGATCGCTGACCTCCGTGTCCCATCGGACCGTGAGCGCGGAGGCGCCGTGGAGGGCCGTGAGCTCGGCGCCCTCGTGCATCGTCGCGTGCGCCTCGTCGCCGTTCGCGATGAGGTCGAGCCGCTTCTGCGCGTCGTCGCCGGCCGAGCTCTCGTCGTCGAACGCGATGCGCGGGGGCTCGGCGAAGAGCAGGTCGGCCGAGAGCGCGGTGAGGTCGCCCGCCCATCCGACGTGTTCGCGGGTGCGGATCTCGCCGTCGGGCACGGGCTGCGCCCAGAAGCGCGAGCTCGCGACCGCGGGGATCGTCGACTCCGTCGCCGGGACGACCCGGCCGCCGCCGTAGAAGTCGGCGATCTGCGCCGAGTCGCCGATCCACAGGACCTCGTGCTCGCGCCAGGCCTTCTGCGCCTTGTCCCACGGTGCGGGGGGCCATGTCGAGTCGTTCGCCGGGATCGGCATCCGGGACCCCCTTCGGGTGTGACCCGCTCTCGGGTCTGTAGTTAGTTGTGCGGACGCGCCACGCTCTACGCATGACGAACTTCTCCGGGATCGCAGCGGCCGACGAGCTCGACGCGCTGCTCACGCGCGACGACTTCGAGCCGGCTGTGCAGGTCGACACGGTGCTCCTCGACGACACCCTCGAGGCGCTGCTCCGCGCTCGCGCCGCGGTCGCCGCGCTGCAGGCCCTCGCCGGCCACCTGCAGGCCGGCTCCGACGACGAGCTCACGACCGTCGGCCTCTCGGTCGACGCCCGCGTCGCGGTCGAGCAGCTCGACGGCTTCGTCGCCGGGGTGCTCGGTTGAGCGCCCCCGAGCGCGCCCTCGTGCGCCGCGCCGGCCGGAAGCAGCACTTCGCCTCCCGCGCGGCCGGCGCCGCCGAGTGGCTGCCCGCCTGCGACATCCGCGAGATCCCGGCGTTCGGCGCCGAGGTCGAGGGCCTCGAGTCGTGGTCGACGTGGCTGCGCGCCGCCCGCGCCGACGTCGCTCGGCTGCAGGCCGGCGAGCGGCCGGTGCTCTGCTCCCGGTGCCGGTCGCAGCTCCTCGTCGCCGGCCTCGCCCTGCGCGAGCACCCGTCCGAGCAGCTCGAGGCGGCTCGGGACGAGATCCGCTCGCTCCGCGCCGAGGTGTCGAAGCTCACGACGGACCTGCTCGCCGAGACGAAGCGGGCGGGCGCGTTCCTCCGCGACCACGTCATCTTCCCGAGGGCCGTCCGATGAGCCTCGCCCGCCCGCCGCGCGCTTACGGGTTCGTGCTCCGCTGCGACGACTGCGGGAAGACGGCCGCGCTGCGGTGCGACACGTCTCTCGAGGGCATGGCGCTCGCCGGCCGTGCCGGGTGGCACCTCACGGCGAAGACGAAGGGGCACCCGGAACACGACCGGTGCCCGCGGTGCGCGCTCGCTGCCGCGGCCGTCGCTCGGACGAAGAAGCCGGCCGGCCGTGTGTCGGCTCGACCTGCTGCGCGATCCGCGAGAGGGTCGAAGCGCTGACCGCTGGACGTGTGACGCACGAAGGCCCGGACCCGACTCCCGATCGGTTCCGGGCCTTCCGTCGTTCCGGCTCTCCCTGCCTGGTGCGGTACCCATCCGCGGCTGCCGGCTCGACGGCGTCGTCCCGGCCGCAGCTCGCGGCAGGCGAGCCGCGGCGCGGGCCGACGGGCTCAGGGTAGGCGGTAGAGCCGACGCCCGTCCGCCCAGTGAGCCTGCCCCGAGTCGTCGACGACGGTCGCGAGGATGCGGTCCTCGGAGAGCTCGACGAGCTCGCCCTCGACGTCGGCGTGCCCGCTGATGTAGACGCGGGAGCCGAGCGGGATGAGGATCCGGGGCAGGCGGTCGGGGCGACGGTGTGCTCGCCACGTCGCCCAGAGCTTCGCGAGGCGCTCTCGCAGCGGGGGCTCGAACACGTCAGTAGCCCTGCCCGTGGTCAGGCTCGTCGTCGACGTCGTCCTCGCGGGGGTGCTGCGGGCAGCGCTCCGAGCGGTCGAACGCCTCGAGGTCGACGTGCCACCCCCACTCGGCCGCGCGCTGCAGCGCGAGCACACGGTCGCGCTCGAGATCGGCGACGGAGTGCCGCACGCGGGGCTCGCCGCCGAGGTAGGTGTAGGTCGACCGGCAGCCGGCCGCCTGGCACACGAGCGTCGTGCGGGACCGGTACGGCTCGGGCGCCGTCGGCATGCTCACGAGTAGGCCCGCACGATCACGCGGCCGAGTCCCTCGCCTGCGCTGATGGTCTGATCCATCGAGCCGAAGCCCTGCCGGAAGGCCTGCCGGCCCTGCTCGAGCTGCATGTTCGTCGCCTCGAAGCCGGCCACCCACGCGACGACGAGGGGCTCGCCGGCCTGCGCCGGGTCGAGCTCGGGCACGGGGTCGCGGCCGTCGGCGCCGTAGATCTCGGCCATGAGGATCGACGCGAACTCGGAGATCGCGGCGCCGACGCGGTCGCGCGCTGCCTGCAGCTCGGGGGAGTCGGCCACGAGATCTCCTCTCAGGTGTAGAGCGAGCGCACGTCGTGCGGGTCGTGCTCGGGCGGGGCCGGCTGCCGGGAGTCGGCGACGGCGACGGCGAGGGCCTGCACGCCGTCGGAGGCGCGGAGGAGGTCAGCGAGGTCGAGGTGCTGCGGGATCTGCTCGGCGGCCTCTCGCGCAGCTCGCGGCGAGGCGAGGGCGGTGAGGACGTGGATCGCGCCGAGCAGATCCGACCCGCTGACCACGCGACCATTCTCCAATCAGGTGCCGACGTCGCCGGCCTGCGGGGTGGACTCTCAGGCGGCGAGGCCCCACGCCTTCTGCAGGATCGGCTGCCACAGGTTCTTCGACGAGCGGATCGCGTAGCGCGCGGCGTCGAGCGAGTGGTCGGCCTCCTTGACCGGGGCGTCCTCGCCGAGCGCGGTCGCCTTCTCGTCCCAGACGTACTCCGTGACCTCGGACAGGAACCCGGGGCAGCCGCGGCGCTCGGCTGCGGGGATCCCCTCGCGGTCGTCCTCGGCGACGATGAGCTGCCCCGCCTGCAGGAGGTTCGCGATGTCGCTGATCCCCGGCTTCACGTCGTGGTCGGCCGCCCAGGTCGCGAGGCGCGGGAGGTTCGGCCGGCTGCGCCCGAGCTCCTCCGAGAGCGACGCGGCCGAGGGGTCGAGGAACACGAACTCGGGTGCCGGCGCGACGCCCATCGGGACGTGATCGACGGAGCGGAGCCACGCCTTCGCCTTCGCGGCGAGCTCCGAGTCGGTGAGGCGCTCCTTCGTGACGCGGGAGTCCCATCGCCACTCGTCGAAGAGCACGAGGCGGGGGCGCCACCGGCCGGCCGCATCGTATTCGTCCGTCAGGCCGAGCAGGATCGCGACGGTCGCGTTCGTCGTGCCGTAGTCCATCCCGACGGCGAAGGTGCGGCGGATCGGCGGGAGCTGCGACCACTTCACGACGTGGCGGGCCGGGTCGAACATCGGGAAGATCGCGCCCTCGGCGTTCGTCCACTGCCCGAGGATGTTCCGCTCGTAGAAGATCCCGACGAACGAGGCCTTCATGCGCTCCTTGTACGCCGGCCCGACCTCGCCGCCCTCGTCATAGAGGGGGTTGTCGTCCATCGTGAAGCGGAAGTGGATGAGGTCGACGAGCGCGGCCTTGAGGATCCACTGTAGCCGGAGCCAGTGGTTCCGGGAGCCGGGGTTCGTCGTGGCGAGGAGGCGGGCGCCGGCCACGCGGAGGCGGGTGACGAGCATGTCCCAGAAGGACTCGGGGACGTTCGTCGCCTCGTCGACGTAGGCGAGCCCGACGGTCGCGCCCTTGATCCGGGAGGCGGCCGTCTCGTTGTTCGCGGTGTAGATCAGCACCTCGCGGCCGAGGACGACTGCGCGCCCCGAGCCCTTCGTGTAGCTGACCTCCTTCGACATCGACCCGTAGAGGGCCTCGTCCATGAGGACGGAGAAGACGTTCGCCCAGACGGTCTGCATCGTCGTGCCGATGATCACGATGAGGCCGTTCTTCGGGGCCTTCCGCACGGCGAGCAGGAACTCGAGCAGCGACGTCACGGTCTTCCCGGCCGAGACGGCGCCGGACCAGAGGGCGATCATCCGGGTCCGGGACAGGATCAGCGACGCGAGCTGCTTCCGGCTCATGAGCTTCTCGAGCTCCGGCTTCCGCCGCATCGAGTCGCCCGGCATCATGAGCTCCCCGAGCGCCGCCCGCTCCTCGGGCGTCATGTCGTCGCCGATCATGTGTCGGCCGCGGCGTCGAGGTCGACCTGCTCCTTCGCCCACTCGAGGAGGGCGCCGTCGATCCGGTCGGCGAGGGACTCTGCGGCGCCGAGCTGCTCGCCCGACGTCGTGCGCCGGCCGAGCTCCGCGGCGCGCTGCACGGCGATCCCGGCGATCGTCATGAGGTTCCGCTGCACCTCGACCGGGGCCTCATCGAGGAGCGTCTCGTTCCACACGTTCTCCTTGC